TGGCAGATGATGAGAAAGTCAAAGTCGTCATCGAAGGCGATGCGAGTGATGCCACCCAGGCGATCAGCGGCGTGGGTGATTCGCTCGATACGCTCCAGAACGCCTTCAAGACGGCTTTCGAGATCACTGGAATTGCCGCAGCGATCGAGTCGGTCAAGAAGCTCGGCGAGGCACTGAGTCAAGCGGCCGAGCGGGCCACGCAAATCAACGTGTCCTCGCAGTCCTTGGGTATCAGCGTCACCGAATTCCAGGGCCTTCAGGTCATGGCAGCGCAGGCTGGCGTCAGCACGGAGACGCTCGGCCGCAGTTTGGCGACCCTGCAGTCCCGCATGGCGCAGGCCGGCGAGCAGGGCGGCCAAGCTGCCGAAAAGTTCAACGCTTTGGGCATCACGACTGAGCAACTGCGCGATCCGACCTTCACCGTCATCGATGCGATGGAGGAGATGGGCGCGAAGTCCAACTCAAACGCCGCCATCATGGCAGAGCTCGGTGCACGCGGCCGTATGCTCATCCCAATCCTTCGCGAGCTTGCCGAGAACCACAATGCTGCCGCAGAAGCGGCTGAAAAGGCGGGGGCTCTAACGAAGGCAGAAATTGCTGGCCTGGAGAGCTATCACGCCCAGGTAGAGATCACCGACATGGCGTGGGACAACTTCAAGGCCCGCGTGCTAACCGGCGTGATGCCGGCGATGCAGGGGCTGCTACAGCAACTAGGGAGTTTCGCGGCCGACTCGGACAATGCCGCTGCGGGTGCGACCACCTTCAAGATCGCCATCGAGACGGTCGGTGAGGAGGTCTTTGCATTCATCGCTCAGCTGAAGGACGTTGTGGATGCCTTCTTCGCTATTGGGCGCATCGGATATCAGACCTTCGCGGGCCTTGGCGCCGCCGCCACTGATGCCGCGCATGGACATTTCAAGCAGGCCGGCAATGACATCATGCAGATCGGGGCAGATGTCAAGGCCTCCTGGCAGGCGATGTTCACCTCCTTCGAGGAGAACGCCAAGGAGGCGGGCACACGCCTGACGAACCTACAGGATGCGGTGGAAAGGACGCCCACTGCGCCGCCTCCAGCTGCGGCCGCTGCAGTCGGCGGGGTTCCGGACCTGTCCGGTGACGCAGCGAAACTGCAGTCTGTCATGGATCGCGTGTGGGATGAGATCGAGAAGGGTGCGGCCTCCAAGATGAAGGAGGCCTTCAAAGAGATCGAGGCTAGCGCTGCGGACAGCGCGAAAGGCCAGGAAACTGCTGAGGTCGGCTCCATTGATCGGCAGATCGCCGCCGTCGAGCAGATGGCCAAGACCCACCAGATCACCAACAGCCAGGAACTCACTCAGGTCACGGCTCTGCTCAACCAGAAGTGGGACGCGGAGAAGGCCTATTTCGACAAGGTAGAGGCGCTGTATGCCAATGACCCGGTGAAACTGGCGGAGATTGAAAAGCAGGAAGAGACCGCTTGGCAGGCTCACCTGGACGCAATGCAGAAGGCGCAGGAGCGCTCCAACCAGCAGATCCTGCAATCCGAGCAGACCATGGTCAACGGTCTTTCCTCGGCACTTTCCTCGAACCTTCAGAAGATGCTGGCCGGCACCGAGACCTTCGGCCAGGCGATGCGCAACATCTTCGCCAAGATGGTCGATGGGATCATCTCGAGCCTGCTGAAGGTCGCCGTGCAGTATGCGATCAATGCTGCGATCTCCAAGGAAACCGGCCAGAGCGCGGCGCGCAGCAACGTGTTGGCGAACGCCGCTCAGGCGGCCTCCGGAGCCATGGCATCAGCCGCCGCCATCCCATACATCGGCTGGATCATCGCCCCCATCGAGGGCGCGGCGATCTATGCAGCAGCACTCGCCTTCCCCTCCGCGGCCGGCGGTTGGGACATCCCCACCGGCATCAATCCTGTCACGCAGCTGCACTCAGGCGAGATGGTGCTGCCGCAGAAATTCGCGGATGTGTTTCGCTCGATGGCTGAAGGCCAGGGCGCCGGCAAGAGCGGCGGCAGCAGCAACACCTTCCACATCAATGCCGTGGACAGCAAGAGCGTCTCGCAGATGCTGCACAGCAATTCGGGCGCTGTGGCAGCAGCGATCCAGGCCCACTATCGCCGCGGTGGCCGATGAGTGGACTGCTATTTCCGACGCTCATTGGGCAAACTCCTGATGTCATCCGCTCCTACCTTTGGAATACGGCGCGGCAGGCTGGCTTAAGCGGCAAACAGTCGAACATGCAGCTGCGGGCCTTTCCGCTGGTGCATTTCGAATACAGCTTCGAGTACCTGCCGGACAATGTCACCCCGTCGAACTTCAAGGCAATCGTGGGTCTTCACAACCAGGTGGCCGGCAAGTACGACACATTCCTGTTCAATGATCCGAACTTTAATACGATTCCATCCTCGGCCCCGCAGACCTTCGGCACGAGCGATGGCACTACGACTACCGTTTATCAGTTGGTCGCCTCCTACGAAAACAGCGGTGGCCCGGGCGCGCTGGAGATGGTGCAGAACCTCAACGGCACGCCCGTGCTCTACGACAACGGCACGGCGATCTCATCCAGCCACTACACCATCAGCGCCACGGGCGGTGTGCAATTCAGCACGGCCCCTTCGAGCGGCCATACACTGTCATGGTCGGGATCGTTCTATTACCGCTGCCGCTTCGATGAGGATCAGATCGACTGGACGGCCTTCATGAACCAGTGGTGGATGGCGCGCAAGGTCGCCTTCACGCAGGTGTTTTTGTGAAGAACTGCTCGGCAGCAACGCAAAGCCTCCTGGCCGCCAGCGAGTACCTGTTCTACGAGCTCTACGATATTACGCTTGCCACCGGGGCGCAGTATCACTACACCTCTGGCGAAGTCCCGCTGAACAACGTGACGGTCTATGTGCCGGGAGGGACGCTCGGGCCGTTCAACTACCAGACCGGCGTCACACTGGTCCGCGACACGCTCTCGCAGAAATCCGGCACTGAGGCCGGTACGCTGAAGTTCGCCTTCGTGCCACAGGGCGATTCGCCCAACTCTCCGATCCAGATTGCGGGTTACTCGCCCCAGGAGGCCGCGCGGTTCGGGTTCCTGGATGGCGCCCAGGTCATGTACTCCAAGTGCTTCCTGGCCCCTCCCAGTGTCGCATCGCCACAGCTCAACACGAGCCCTGGCGCCATGGGCTATTTCCTCGGCACCATTCAGGGCATCGAGGTCGACAGGTTCTTCCTGGACATCACGGTCGAGGACGCACTGTCAGTCCTGGGCGACCAGCAGATGCCGAAGAACCTGATCCAGGTCGGCTGCTTCCACCAGGTGTACGACGCCGGGTGTGGCCTCCTCAAGGCGACGTTCAGCGTCACGGGCACGATTGCCACCGCGGGCGACACCTCGCACTTCACGACGAACCTCACGCAGGCGACTGGATACTTCAATCTGGGCGGTGTCATCTTCAACGGCAACGTCACCCCCGCGCTCGCAGGCCAGGTCGCGAACGTCTCAAGCTATGTGAACGCCTCGGGGGCTTTGGCGCTGGTGAGCGCGCTTTCGACGCTACCGGCAGCGGGTGACACCTTCACGATCTACCCCGGCTGCGATCGTCAGCAGCTGGGCGGCTGCACGAAGCTATCGAACCTTGCCCGCTTTGCCGGCGTCCCCTATATGCCGGTGCCAGAGACGATCCTGGACGGAGGAACCGATAACCCACCGCCGCAGAATGTCGGCTCTCAGGCGGGCCAGCTGATCGGCAGCAGCGTGAGCGCTCATCAGACCGCCGGGCCCTACAAGACATGATGGACGTGGATGCCAAACGAGCCGCTGTCGTGGCGGAGGCCCTCTCGTGGCTGGGCACTCCCTTTCACGATCGCGCAGGGGTGAAGGGCGCAGGGGTGGATTGTCTGCACTTGCTAGTGCGCGTCTATGCGGCCGTCGGTCTCATCGAAAACTTTGATCCGCCGGTGTATTCGCCGCAGTGGTTCCAGCACCGCGAAGAGCCGCTTTTTCTACAGGGCCTTCAGAGGTACGCGCACCGCGTGGAGATGGCGCATGAGGGGGACATCGCCATGTTCAATTTCGGGCGCCACGCCGCCCACGGTGCAATCATCCTGGACCACTACACGATGATCCACGCCAGCGGCGCTGCCGGTGAGGTGACGCGTGCGCCGCGCGCGCTGTTTGATGATCGCCTGCACTCCTACTGGTCGGTGTTTCCATGAGCAACCTCTTAGGGCGCTCATCCAACGCCACCCAAGAGGAGGTCTACGCCGGCATCCAGGTCTCAAGTAGCCAGTACGGCCAGCCGATTCCGTTTGTCACCGGGCGCCAGCGCGTCTCGATGACGCTGGGCTGGTACGGAAACTTTCAGGCCGTCGCCAATTCCACCGCCGGCAAGAGCGATGGCGGCTCTGGCAAGAGCTACACCTACACGACAAGTTTTCTTGCGATCCTTGCGTTGGGCCCAGGCGTCGGCATACCTAACAACGGCATCAGCCAGGTCTTCCACGACAAGGCCCTGACGACCCTCGCCGCGGAGAATCTGTCACTCAGCGTTGGCGGCGCGGCATTCGGCGGCTCGATCAGCGGCACGACGCTCACCGTTATCAACTGCTTGGGACTGGTCCAGATCGGTGCGGCGGTCTCAGGCGCCGGCGTCACCGCCGGCACGGTAATCACCGGCTTTGGCACAGGCTCCGGCGGCAACGGCACCTACACCGTCAATCATTCCCAGACGGTCGCACTAGAGCAGATGTACTCCAGCCAGCTCGCCTGGACGGGATATCCGTCAGGTACGCCGGCGAACCAGCAGATCGTCTACGCCAACATGATGTACGTGGCCTCGCCACTGTACAACTTGGGTGGCGCGGCCTCGATGCCCAATCTCACCTTTGAACTGGAGGGCGCCGTCGCGGGCTTCTCGGACGCCCACGGAATGTTCGATGCGGACATGACCGCATCGCTCATCAAGTACCTCACAGACCCGGTTATCGGCGCAGGCTTCGGTGGCACGATCGCGAACCTTCAGGGCCCGACGAACACAGTTCAGGCCTGCCTGATGAGCCTGGGGATCCTGACCAGCTTCTACGAGAATACGCAGCGCGCCGCGACGGATCTGTTCATGGAATGGCTGCAGATCGCCAACTGCGATGCCTTCTTGTCAGTGGGCACGCTGAAGATCTTGCCGCTGGCTGACCAAGCGGTGAGCGGTACGACGGCCGACGGATCCAACTGGTCCTACACGCCAAATCTCACGCCTCAGTTCGCCTTTGATGATGATCACTTCTGCCCCAAGCCGGGCGACGCGCCTGTGAAGTTGAAGCGCAAGCGACTGAACGATACGCATAACATGCTGAATGTTCAGTACAACGATCGCTCGAACTACTACAACCCGGGCGCGGTCAATGCCTCGCTGATCTCGGACATAGCCGAGACCGGGCCGCGGCTGATGACGGGGCTGAACTTCCCGCAGATCACCAGCGCAACGGTGGCTCTCACCGTCGCGCAGTTGATTTTGCAGGCTGACCGCTATGAGATGAACCAAGTCGAGTTCAACCTGCGGCAGGATTTCTGCCAGCTGGAGCCGCTGGACTACATCTCCGTGACAGATGCCGGCCTGGGATATAACGACCAGGTCTTCCGAGTGCTCGCGGTGAGCGAAGATCGCGACAATACGCTCACGATCACGGCGCTTGAGATCCCAGGCGCGGTGCGCACGACTGCACAGAACAACTGGAATGCCGCAGCCGGCTACGCTGCCAATTACGCAGCGCTGCCTGGCAATGTCCAGGCGCCGGCGATCTTCCAGATGCCCTCGATCCCCGGCTCCCTGTCCGAGGGCATTACGCTGGGCATTGCCGTCAGCGGTCCCTCATCAAGCGCCGTATGGGCAGGATGCGATGTGTACTGCTCGGCAGACGGCGGCAACACCTACCAGTACGTGGGCGCTGTCACGACACCAGCACTGTACGGGGCGCTCACCGCAAGCCTCAGCGCCGTTGCCGATCCTGACACGACGAGCACGCTGTCATTGGCGCTGGGCAATACGAACCTGCAGCTGCCGACGACCGCCACGCACTCAGATGCCGACAACGGCCTGACGCTGATCCTCGTGGATTCGGGCAGCGCAGTGGAGGTCATGTCCTACGGATCGAGCACTCTGGTATCAGCTGGTCATTACAATCTGACCTATCTGCGCCGAGGACTGTACGGCTCAACTGACCAGGCGCACAGTTCTGGCGCCCAGTTCGCGCGGCTGGATGGCGGAATATTCCAATTGCCAGTCGATCCTGGCGTTGCCGGCGATACGCTGTATTTCAAATTCTGCTCGTACAACACCTGGGGTCAACAGACGCAAGAACTCTCCGCGGTCACGCCGTATTCCTACACTGTCCCCAGCGCCAATCCGGTGAGCGGCATCGCGACCCTGCTCCCGCGCGGCTCATGCGCGATCACCGGGCAGACGATCTACAAGGCGACGACCGGCGCGAGCGCCTGGGACTCGGATTGCATTTCGACGGTCGCGTACCAGAGCGTGTCTGTGTCTGGCCAGTACAGCGGTGGAGCAGCGGAGGCCGTCGGCCTGTACACCTCGAGCATCGGGCCGGTGCGCCCGGACACGACGACCGGATGGTATGGGATCTATGCCCATGGCACCTTCGGCACCGCCATCATCGTCAATGGGTCAGTCGTGCTGTCGCTGGCCAATCCGGTCAAGAACGATCTGCATCAGGTGACCTATGACGGCTTCACCATGCGCTTCTACGTCAACAGCGCGCTCGTCTACACCCAGCAGCTGCAGGGCGCCCAGTTCTACGTGAACGTGCCCTGCTATGACCCGCTCTCGGTCTACAGCAACGTCGAGACCACCGTAGGCGCGCTCGCGACGCCCTCACAGTTCATCGCAAACAGCCCTGCCGTGGTGAACAACACCAATGCGATGAAGCAGGGCGGCAGTAATTCTGGCTACGACTGTGCGGTCTGGTCGGTGATCGGCTATCAGACCTGCCACGTCACTGCGAAGCTGAATTCCGTCACCGGGGGCCGCTATCCGATAGTGGCCCTGTCCCAGAGCCCGGTTCCGACTGCCGCAAACGTCGCTGGGTTTTCGGTATGGACCCAGGCTGATTTCGCCTTGACGCCTAACTATGCCGGCGGGGGCACCTGGGGTGTCACGAACCTCAGCAGCAACGTATTCAATACCGGGCTCACGCCGCAACTGTCGGATGTTGCGACGATCACCTACGACGGGACCACGGTCACCTACTACATTAACGGCGTCTCGGTCTATACGCAGAGCGCCTCTGGTCTGACTCTGTACGGCTTCATTCCATTTTGGGGTCCTGGCACTGGCGTGAACTCGCTGCGCTTCGGCCCGACGACGAATCTGGCGGTGATCGATACCGCGCAGGTGGGCGCGAATGCGGTCAGCCAGAGCCTCTCTTCAACGTTCACCAGCGTATCGCCAGGAAATCTCGTATCTGGGCCGTACACCGCCGCGATCACTGGGGCATCGTTGAGTAGTACGTTCCTTGGCGATCCCGTAGGGGTGGATCTGTCCTGCGAGATAATCGTCTCAGCAGAGCACGTAGCGTTGAACTCTCCGATGCAGCTCTACATTACGCGCGACGGCACTCAGATCGGTACGGCGTACATCGACATCTATAGTTGGACGCAATTGATCACTCCGGCTGGCGGCCCGGTGCTCCAGTGGCAGATACCGGTCAGCTTGATCGTGAATGACACGCCGTCTGCTGGATCTCACACCTACGCTGCGACGTACAACCTCGCGGCAGCTACGACGACCGGCTCACCAATCGTCGCTGGATGCACCTTCAATAATGGCGCGTTCAAGGTGAGAGAGTACAAGAAATGAGACACGTGGCGTTCTACCACCTTGAGACAGGCCTGTTCCATCCGAATGGAATTACGCTCGTGGTCAGCGATGATCTGGCGTTGCCAAAGAATACGCCGGAGGACTATTCGGCCATCGATCAGCCGAAGGATGGATGCTGGGATCATCTGAGCCAGCGCGTCGATATGGACAAGATCAGAGCCGAGGAGGATGCCGCCGCTACCGCCTGGGCGGCCCAGAAGGAAACGAACCGGCTCAAGCGCGCTGCGGGCGTCGAAGTGGAGGATCCACTGGCGCCAGCGCGAACGATCGCCGGCGCCCGGCATATCGTCGACTACCAGCCTCCCGCACCCTCCCACGAGCACGAGTGGGACGCCACGACAAAGCGCTGGCATCTCTCGGCTGCGGCCAGGCAGAAAAATGCGAACCGCGTCATGGCAAATCATCTGCGATCGAAGCAACACGACTGGGTTCGCATTCTGATTCTGGATCCGGGCAATGCCGAAGCGCGCGCGCGCCTTGAGGCACTCCACCAGCAAATCACAGCGCTCGAAGGGGGCACGAAATGACAGACCGGTCCGACCAGCAGCCATCCTTCAATACCGGCACGCACGAGGCCCTGGGTAACCACGGCGCGCGTCTGGCGTCGCTCGAGGGCGCGATCGTGCAGCTGGGCGAGGACATGAATAGGCGACTGAACGCGCAGGACAAGGTGCTGGGCGACATTAAGGACCTCGTGGCCTTCGCCAAAGGCGGCATATGGGTGCTAGCCAAAATCGGGACGTGGGCAGTTGGCATCGCCGCAATCATTCACGCCATTCCGTCTCTGCTGTCGGCGATAAGGGGCAAGCCGTGACAAACGATGAGCGCCTGAAGAATCCGCTGAACATAGAGGTCGTTCACGGCCAAAATTGGGTGGGCCAGAGCGCCATTGCGCTCGATCCGGTCTATGTCACCTTCGATACGCCTGAAGCGTGCTACCGCGCCGGGCGGCGAATTCTGCGCAACTACGAGAAAGCCGGCATCGTCACACTGGCCGGTGCGATTACCCGCTATTCGCCGCCGCCGAAGAACGACACCGATGCCTATATCCGGCACCTGATGCAATTCACCGGCTGGTCGCGCGGCACACCCTATTCGCGAAGCTATCTGATGATGCTAAAGGGCATGACCGACCACGAGCAAGGCCGAATCCTATACCCGGACTCCGTGATTGCAGCCGGGATCGCCATGGAGGAACAGATGACTGAATCCTACCCCGTAGCGCCGGCAGCACCGCAAGGCGCCATCAAGTCCCACATCGCCGCCAATGGCCACCTATACGCAGGGGGCGGCATTGGCGGCTCAGTTGCCGCGTTCCTCGCGTACGAGTTGCAGCACCGCGCCGGCATCACTCTGGACAGCGTTGAGCTGCTGGCCCTGGGCACAGTGCTCAGCGCGGTCATCGCACAGCTTTTTCCCAAGGGCGTCCCAGGCCTGCAAACCTGAGAACGCCCACCACTTCACTTGAGGACTATTTCATGACTCTGACAATCAAGCCCTTCGAGCAGATCCTGGTTGAGGGCGCGACCCTCGCCGGCATCAACATTGGCGCCTCCACCGCTGCCGTAAAGTATCAGCGCGCACAGGCGGCCCTGCAGGTTGCGAGCATCGCCACAGCGCTGGCCAGCGGCGATATCGCAAGCGTCGAATCGGCGGCTGCGGCGCTGATCAAGACCAGCGACCCCGGCGTGGCGAAGTTCATCTCGGACCTGACCTCCCTCAGCAACACGCTGATTCAGGGCGCCATGGTCCTAAACGCTGCGGTCCCGCTACTGTCCACGGGCGCAGAACTGGTCGCCACGAACGTGGCGGCCGGCATCACCGCGATCGCCAGCCAGTACCCGGCGGCATGATCAGGCTCGCCTTCCGGCTGGGCCTGGGATGGACCTCGCGGCTCATCGCGAGGTTCTCGGCGGGCCACCTGTCGCACGTGGACGTGAAGCTCCCCAACGGGAAGCTCCTCGGGGCCCGGTCGGACAATGTGGGCGGCGGGGAAGGGGTGCGCGAGCGCCCCGACCCGTACGAGCCGGTCGCCAAGATGGTCTACTTCGAGATCGAAGCGACGCCCGAGCAACTGGCTAAGTTTTACGGCTTCCTCTACGACCAGCTGGGCAAGCCATACGATCACCTCGCCATCCTTGCCTTCATCTGGAACCGCAACTGGCGGGATGATGACGCCTGGTACTGCTCAGAGCTCGTGGCGGCGGCGCTGGAGGAGGCGGGTATGCTCAAGCAGACGCTCTATCTGCCCTACAACAAAATCACACCGGTGGCGCTGGCGACCCTGGTCAGTGATCTGCCCGGAGCGCACCAGGTGAACTGACCGCACGAAAACCGGCACAGCAAAACGGCTGCCCTATAATCGCGTGTAACCTATTGATTTTGGTAGCGGGGGCAGGATTTGAACCTGCGACCTTCGGGTTATGAGCCAGAATTGGCCGCTCCTGGCCGCTTCAACCTGCTGTTTTCACGGACCTACACCGGCCCTGGCAGGCCCAGAAATGCCCCGGTGATCGCACAAAAGCCGGCACAGAGGGTTCCACGTGGAACTGGCGCCCCGGCTGCGCGCTGCGGCGGCCGCGCCGCGAAGACCTTTTGATTGGTACAATTGGGACGGCCAAACCCTGCACCGCTCAGCGGGCTACGTAGGAGCTCAGGCGCTTGCGTGGCGCCAGCCGTTCGGCGGCGCGCGCCAGGTGATCAGGCGCCAGGTGGGCGTAGCGCAGCACCATGGCATAACTGGCCCATCCGCCCAGCTGCATGAGTTCGTGCAGGCTGGTGCCCGCCTGGACGTGCCAGGAGGCCCAGGTGTGCCGCAGGTCATGCCAGCGCAGGGGGCCTACGCCCGCGGCCGTCACCGCGTCCTTGAAGGCCTGGGTGTTGAAATCATCGACCGGCTTGCCATTCCACTCGTGGACGTAGACGGCGTCCTTCCCGCCCTCCCGCCTCAGAGCCTTCAGGATCCGCACCGCCTCGGTCGAGAGCGGGATCCCCAGGGGCTTCTTCCCGCCCTTCATCTGGTAGCCGGGCACCCATGCCCGGCGCCGCTTCAAATCCACCCGTGCCCATTCGAGCCGCGCCTGAGAGCGCATCCGAAGCCCGGTCTGTACCGCCAGGTCCGCGGCCAGCTTCAGATGCAGGGTAGAGAGCTTCGCCCGAAGGCGTCGGTACTGAGCCTTGGTCAGCCAGCGTGGCTCGCCGCCCCGGGGCCGGTACATCGGCACCTTCGGAATGCTGTCGACCACCTGCCAATCATCTCGACACTTGCGAAGGATAGCCCGTAGCCGTTCCATGTGCCGATCGGCAGTCGCCTCACTGGCCTCGGCCGCTTTGAGCGCGCGCAGCTCCTCGATGACCTCCCTGGAAATCTCCTGGATCGAGCGGCCCTTCAGGTGCGTGTCCAGCCAGTTGAGGATGGTCAGGACGGACGGGTCATCGCGCCGGCGCTGCTCGGCGAG